ATCGAGGTTGTGCATGGTCTATCTCGATTATCAGTTTTATGTCATCAGGATGTTCTGTTTCCAGATCTCCTTTGATGACTTTACCTCTTTGTTTCATACTATACCCTAGATAATACCATTAATAAACCTATTGATTAGTCAGATTCGGTTTTGTCTAATCTTAACTCGACAAATACTGGTAAGAATAATGACTTACTGTCAGCACCTTTTCTTGAGATTACACCGTTACATTTTACTGTAATGATAGTTCCGATTAATTCTTCCTGTCTAGCCCAAATGTCTTTTCTGGTTGCATCGTCTAATCCAGTTCCAACACTGGTCTTGATTGAACCGTCTTTGTTCTCGACTTGAATTGCTCCAGTCATTCCACTTGCCTTTCCAGTTCCCTCTGCAAATCCAGTTATCTTTAAGTCCATCTCGATTACTTCCTTCATCTTGACACATTGTTTGGATCTTTTATCTTCCCAAGGGTGGTCATTGTTCTTTAAGATAATACCTTCTTCGCCTTTTGCTAACTGTTCTTTGAATAATTCCTGTGCTTCTTCCAAGTTTGCAATCTCGAATGTTTGTACTACTTCAAATAATGGGTTTGCTGGAATTGCTCTTAATCTTGATAATCTTTCGACTCCAGTTCGTCTATCGACACCTTTGTCAAAGTCACATACATCAATTAAATCCCATGCTGTAAATCTTACTCTTGCAACTTCCTCATCACTTACAGTTTCAACTACGGTCTTGTTTAAGATACCATTGCCAGTTTTTCGGTCTAATAATTTGCCTTCACTGTCAACTACGGTTAATTCTCCGTCTAACACAATATTGTCAATACTTGATAAAACTGCTTCAAAGTGTTTGTCCAACTTTGTCATTGTGTTTCCATTTCTGCTGAAAACCACGACTCTGCCGTCACGTTTTACTATTACTCCTCTCATGCCATCCATCTTGGTTTGTGCGAAACATGGGAATTGTATTCTGCCAATTTCCTTGTTTGGACTTACCAACATTACTGGTATTTTGACTTGTGCGTTGCTTTTAGACATATATTATCTAGAGTATATGTTCTATATGAATGTATCTAATCTAGGGTATTTTCTGATTTTTCCATTCTGAACCTCAATTTCAAGTCATCAAGGTATTGTGTAACATCGTCATCATATTTGAAATGGTCATAAAGTGAGTTGAATGTTAAACTTTTGTGTACTGAATTGTTATATGTTGATCTTTTGAGTATGTCGAATGTATGGTTTATTGTTGATCTTCCACTTCTTAGTCTTATCTTAACCTGTGGACTTGCATTGTTTATTAGCCAAAGTCCACACTGAACTTGATTGACACTCATCTTTAACTTGTCTGCAAGTATCTCAACGCTTCTTGTTCCACTTACACTCTTGTTCATTGACATTATTCTGCCATGCTCATCCCTTGTTTTCTGTGATTGTACTTTCTTTTTTATTCTTTCATAATAATTCTGATATATCTCAAGTTTCTGAAAGTTGTTTACATTACGTCTTTCCATGTTTGCCTCAACGACATACGCTTCCTCCTCCTCGTATGAGTCAAAACTCATTACCCTGTACTTTACCTTTAACCCAAGATTCTGACATACTTCAAAACGCGTATGTCCGTCAAGTATGAAATAGTTTTTGCTTACAGTTATTGGCTCTCTTTGACCGTTCTTCATTATTGATTCAGTAAGTATTTGCATTTCCTGTTTTGACGGTCTTGGAACCAGATCAAAAAAGTGATCATTGATCTTGAATGCACTTACAGGCTTTTCCATTACATAATTAAATTTTGACTTAATTTAACTCTTTTGTCAGCATACGTGCAAGACATTCAGGGCATGGAATATATCCATCTCTGTCACTGCTCCAATTTTCAATTATTTCATCATCCAAATCATGCCAACAGTTCATAAACCAAAATATACAACATAATGGAAATTTATATTTAACCCCATTTTCAAACCACTTTTGATCATACCAATCCAACAATGTTTGTAATACTTTAGATTATTTATCGTTATCTTCTAAACCTTTCAAACAACCTTCTTGTACTGTATCGTCTTATTATTGCAAACACCGTATACCAGATGCTTATCTGTATCATCACACTCAAATCTGCTGAAACAATTCCCTCCACATACATTGGTAAAACTGTAAAGTTTAACGTTGTGGATATTATCAACCCTAGTGACACATCTATCAAAGTCTCAAACATTGATCTTTTCTTGGAATCTTTCATGTCTTTAGAAAAAATTAGATTGCAACTAATCTAGCCTTTTTAGTGACAACTACCATTGAGATAATTGCTACTGCTAGTATCATCATTGCGATTGTACCAAACTCTGGAATTACATATGTTCCAATTATTTCTATACTACCTGCTTCTGCCACAAATGGTATAGTTATTGTTCGGTCTAGATCTGTTGCAACTTCGGTGTATTCGGTTTCATAACCGTCTACAAGTACAAAGAATACTTCATCAACCCCATCAATAGTTGAGTCAATGACATCTCTTGGAAGTGTAAGGACTATTTCTCCACCGTCTGCATTTATCAAGTCAACTGTGATTGATAGTGCTTCAGGATCGTTGTATATTGAATCTACTTCTCCACCAGATATTTCATATGCAATATCTGAAAGTGATGGTTGTGGTTCTTCGGTATATTCTAACAAAGTTCCATATCCAAATGTCGTAGATGTTTCAAATCCTTGACTTGTTGAAGTTATTGTATATGTACCAGCATTGCCATATAATGCTCCACCAACAGTAATTGCTGTTGAATAATTTCCTTCCAAGTCTGTTTCGACTTGTGCTACTGTGATCAAGTTGCCGTTAGGTGCTGTGACCATTAAAATTATTGGAGTTATAGTGCTGTGTCCACTTACTTCAATTGTTTCTACTCCCTGATAATCAGGTTTGTCTGTTGCAACAGAAATGCTTTCCTTCTCTACTTGGATTTGACTTTGGGCTTCTTGAAATTCCAAAGTGTATTCCATTCGAGGAGTTTCAGCACTTATTCCACTAATGCTTCCCACAATAATAATTGCAGTCAGCATCGTTAGTAATACTTTCATTACAAGAATAAAAAATAAAGATTATAAAAACCTTTGTCACTGTGGTTTTATCATATCCATAACTTGTGAAAGATTGATTCGTTCAAATCCTTCCAATTTATGTTCAAAGTCTCCAACTTTACTCCACATATCCATGTCTAAAATCATGGAAATTTCTCCACGTAATTGATGACTTTTTACTTCTTCTACTGCTCTAATAATTCCTACACCACCTTGCATCATTGTTCTTTTTTGTTCACCAGTTGCAGAAAAAGAAATTACTACAAACTCGGTGTTTTTTACCTTGTTTAGTTGTTTCATTGTTGTTTTATTCATATCTATACTCTAGAGTATACCCTTAATAAACCTATGTAAAATAAAAAAAATAAAAGAAAAAAGGGTTATTCCCCATTTCGGATTTGATTTTGAACAAAGTTGTTGTTCATAATCATTTCGTATGCGATTGGCTCTGCTAATTTCTCAGCGTTTGCCTTATCTTCATCAGTTGCAACTTTGTTTCCATAGGATTCCATGAAGGCATGATACTCTGTGAGTAATTCACTTTCATAATGTATTACACCATCAGTTCCAAATCTAGCTTCGTTCTCTGCTTTGATTTGTTCTAATGTCTTACCATCATACAAAACTTCACACCCGAATTGTGCTTGGTGTGTTAGTGGATATTGATTGTTTCCACAAATTAGTGATTTGTCAATGTTTCTGTGTGTTGCAGTGTGGTCATCAAAGTTTAGTGCTTGTACGCCTTCAAAGTGTTCTAACAAACTGAATTGTTTGTCATCTTCACCAGTTGGCATTCCTGCATATCCTTGTCCAACTACTTTGAGTAGTTTTTGTTGTCCACGACATTCTTCTACTGCCATTACAAGATCACCTAGATGACCTTCAACTGGAACATTGTTGACTTGCCATAAATTGAACTCTGAAATCTCAAACTCTCTTGCTTCTTGGAATGGTGCTGTTTGTCGATCCATACCTTGTTTACAAGTGTTCAATTCTTTCAAGAGATTCATGTAGACACTATCCGTTACAGTTGCAATTCCTTTTGCTAACTTTTCTTCAATCTCTTGGATTGTTTTCTCGTTAGGTGTTAGTTTTGCTTTTTCTTCTGCAATTTCTGCTAGTGCTTGTTCATTGAGTTTTTGGATCTCTTGATCATATCTTTCTTCTGTCAAAAGGTCTTTGTAATTCTCAAGATCTTCTAATGTATAGACCTCTTTGAATCCTTGCCAAACACATTGAAACTCTACTGACAATTCATCAAAAGTACAAGTTGATCCGTGTGAATCAAATGGTATTTCAACTGTTGCTGTTTCTGCATATACGGCTCCAGTCATACCAATTGTTATTAGTGCAACTATCGCCA